CTAGGCTTCCAGCGTTTCCGCCGGTGTCGAAAAATCCGTCGTGTCGAAGAAGTGTCGAAAGTCTTTCAGCGGGCCGAGTCTGATCACGTCTTGCAGGAAGTCCGGGGCGAGGTGCGCATACCGCATAGTCATGGTCAGCGACGAGTGCCCGAGAATCTTTTGCAGGGTCAGGATATTGCCGCCGTTCATCATGAAGTGCGAGGCGAACGTGTGACGGAGCACGTGCGATTTCTGCCCACGGGGGAGGGCGACGCCGGACATTTTCACGGCGAAGTCGAAGCTGTCGCGGCAGTTGGAGAACTTGCCATAGCGGCGCAGGTGCGAGTGCAGGCGTTGTTCCAGTTCTGAAGGTATCGGGACCGAGCGGCGACGCTTTGACTTCGTGTTAACGAATTGCACCGCTCCATCCCGGACCCGATCCAGGGTCAGCCCTTGAGCTTCACCCCAGCGGCAACCGGTAGCCAGGCAGACCAGGGCGACGGGTTCTACATGAGGCGTCTTGCAATGCTCCCGGAGGGCACGGAACAGCATTTCTATCTGCTGGCGGGTCAGGTAGGTCAACTCACGATCTTGCAGTTTGATCGCTTTCACCTTGGCCAACGGGTCTGGATAGTCGATTTCACCCAACTGGTGCAGTTCGTTGAACAGCGACCGAAGGTAGCCCAGTTCGTTGTTCAAGGTCTTGCCGCTGATACCTGACGCAAGGCGTCTGGCCCGATACTCGGTGAAGATGTTCCCGGTTACTGCCGAGCCTATGGGGTCGCCCATGCGTTCCGCCATCTTGCGCAGCACCAGGGAGCGACGGTCAGCGTCCGTCAGGGCGTGGCCGTGGAGTAACGTCCAACGGGTCACCAACTCAGACAGGCGTCGACGATCCTTCGGCCTTGGTGTCCAGGCCGGGTTTTCAATGGTCCTTTGCCGCACGGTGGCTTCGAACCGCTGGGCTTCGCCCTTGGTCTTGAAACGCTTCCTAAAGCGCTTGCCCTTGATCGGCTCAACATCGGCCAGCCAGCGGCCATCCTCAAGCTTGGTGATCGCCATCAGATCGCGTATCCCCGCCGTAGATACCGATCACACATCAGCTTGTGTATATGCCTTTCCAGATCGCGACGAGTCCAACCCTTGGCGAGATAGTGGTCTTCGATAACGTGCCAGAACTCCAGTTTGCGGGCGGACTCAATTGCCTTTTTTGCCGGGATACGCTCCCGCGCGATCAGGCTGATGAACTGGCCGAGAAACATCTCGCAGTTGCGCCCGCTGAAGCCCTTGGCGGTCTTGTAATAGCGCCGGTACTCGGTGCGCTCGATCAGCGGATCGCACTCGACTTGGACGCGGGCGTCCTGGCTGATCAGGCTCCAAAACGGATCGTAGACCGCCGTCCGGCTCAGCAACTTGAAGCTTTCGCAGGCGTAGTTCCACAGCCCTTGCAGGTGCGGGCAGAGGCCCTCATAGGTGCGGCAGCCAATGACCTCCCCCGAGGCCATACGCGAGCCTTCGGAGAACTGCTGGACGATGGAGTGATGGAAGCGGAATTCGAGCCGCCAGACCGTTTCCAGGGGGTTATAGGCTGGGTCGCCATCGCCGAACGGATCGCCGTTCAGAGACGCCCACACGCTTTCCCAATAGTCGAGCTTGTCGGTGGCCCGAGCCTGGAGGGTCTTGTTATAGATCGACAGTTGCAGGCCGTTGGCCGAGCCGAACATGTACGTCTCGCCACGCCCGTAGACCGAGGCGTTGCCGTCGAACTCGATACGCTCGATCCCGCTGATTTGCCGTACTCGACGCGAGCGGCAATGCATGCGGTCCACCAGATCGCGAGGCGGTTTCCAGCCTTGCACGTCCAGGGCGATATGCACAGCGGCTTGGTTGGTTTCGCAGTGGCTCAGCACGGCAGCGGCCAAGTCATCCAGCACGCCCTGGAGGATGCGCGGATCGGCGCCATCGAGGGCGTGAGGCGATACCTCGATCTTGAGGTGCGAGCCGAGAGTATCGACCTTGATGTTGTGATTCTTGATCAGCAGGATCAGCCCCAATTCTGCGTTCTGCAGACGGTACTGATAGCCAGAGTCGCGACCGATACGGCCCTTGGACCATTCGTAGCCGGCGAACTCGACCACATCCACCGACAGGTCAAACAGCGCCATGACTTCCGGGCGCAACTTGCCGTTGTACAACTGCCGCACCGTGTCCACGCCGCAACGCAGGATGCGCACGCCTGACAGGTCGGTGAACGCCCCCGTCATGGAATCAACGAAGAGCCGTCCCTTGGGGGAGTCCAGCAGTTGCCCGTCGGGTTGCAGCAGGAGGCGGTTTTGATGGGTCACTTTCTTCATAGTTTCACCTAACAATGTCCATTAATGTCCAAATCGCGGGGTGCTTATCTGACGTGTTACAGGGGCGTCGGCCGGCCCCGCCGTGGCGCTTGCTCACTCCGAGACGAGCCGTTCGCGCGCGCCCCGGCCAGGCCGGCTACAGCGGCCATACCGGCCCCGTCGGCGTCATCGCCACCGCGAAGAAAAAGCCCGCCAGATAGGCCAGGAACACCAGCCCCAGGGCGGCGAAATAGCTTGTCCAGTTCATCGGCCCCCCTCAGTTGAACGAGCGCGGCAAGCGGCTGGTGTCAGGAACCACCGTCACCCGCACGGCGGCGCTGTTCGCGGCGGCGGGCGGCACGCTCGGCGCGGCGGTCTGAGCCGGCGGCGCATTGCCCAAGGCGCTACGCCCGGCGCACGCGGCATAGCCGGACCAACCACCCTTGAAGCTCAGTTCCGCGGCGCAGTTGCCCCGCGGCACCACGGCATAGCCGGTGTCGGTCAGGTCGCGATCGGTGAGAGTGAATTCGCTGCCGTCCTGGCCCCGGACGGCGAACAGATAGGTACGGCGCCCGGAGGCGGACAGCAGTGTCGCCTTGACGATGAAATCGCGGCCGGCGAAGGGATGGCCTACAGGAGCAGCGCCCGGAACGCCTGGGTGCCCAGGTACATCATCAGCAGCATCAGGACCAGCCGCACCAGTAGCACGCGCAGCACCCACAGCAGGACCGGCTTGAGCAGGCGCAGCAGTTCCAGCAGCAGGCGGCGATACAGGGTCGCCCATGAGCAAACGAGGTCCGCCGTCATAAACCACAGACCCAATAGCAAGGGCCGGAATTGCCATGAATAGAAGAATCTTAGGTTGTCTAAAAAGGCTCTTGCCGGCGATGGTGTCGGTGACGGAGCCGGTGGCTGTCGATTCATAGAGGGCGAAGGTCTCCTTGCGGATTTTCTTGATCTCGACGATCACGTCGCGGGCCGGCGGTTTGTTGTCCTGCGCCGAGTGCTGGCTTTCCTTGTAGCGGCCCCGAATGCCGATGACGGCGAGGTTGGAGTGCAGATAGGCCTTTTCCGCCGTCATGCGGATGTCGTCGCGGATATAGGCGATGTTCGGCGTGGTGAGGATGATGTCCCAGTTGAAATGCCGGTGCCGGGTCCAGGCATCCAGCCAGCCCATGGGCCGCCCGGCTGCCTTGGCCGCTTCCGGGCCGTCCGGGAAGTCGAAGCGCTTGAGGTCGGCTTCGCGCCAGGACTTCAGAAAGATCAGTTGGGTTTCGTCGAAGATAATGAACGCGCCCCGCGGCGCCCACATGAACCAGGTGCGCATCTTTTCCATGTCATCCAGGTCCTCGAGGTCGAGGTTGATGACGTCGCAGCTGGAGGGCGTCTCCGGCATTACTTGGAAGATCCGTTCGCGGGTCAGGCCGCGCACGTTGGTGATGATGACGCGGCCCTTCTTGATCGCGGGGATCAGGTCATCTTGGATCGCGCCGGAGGTCTTGTAGGAGCCGTTCGGGCCGTGATGAATCTTGATCGCCATGTCACTTACCTATGAAGGGGATGAAGGACATGGAGAAGCGCGTGCCGATGGCGGCGAAGATCATGTTCACCGCGTCCGGCAGGCCGAAGAACGCCAGCAGCGAGCGCAGGTCGCCGTCCAGGGACGAGTAATAGGACGTGATGGTCGAGCCGATACCGATGCCGCCGACGACCTCCTTGAAGGCCTTGTAGCCGATTTCCGCGACGAACAATTGCATCTCGAACCAGCCCTTGATGGCCATCTTGGTCAGCAGGACAAAGGCGTCGGTGACGAAGTCATAGACACCGCTGTAGAGGAAGTCCCAGAGGGATTGCATCCAGGCGAGAATGTCGGAGAGAAAGGGAATGTCCATGGCGTTTCCTCAGGTGCGATAGAAAACGATCCATCCGGCCAGCATCGCGGCGATGAACAGCACCACGTAGCGGATGACGGAGAGTTCTTTGGCGTATTCGGTCAGACAGACGTCGAAGCGTTGGCCGAGGGCGGTAAAGTCCCAACACGGCAGGGAGCCGCCGCCGGTGCCCAGGTGAATATCGAACTTGGAAGCGAGGACGCTTTCGAACTTGCCTTGCAGTTCCTGGAAGTCCTTTTGCGCCTTGGCAATGGCGTCGTCGTATTCCTTGATGGTCTTGTCGAAGGAGCCTTGCTTCGGCTCTTTCAGGCCGCCCCCGCCGGAGCCGTCGCCGCCATCGCTACCGGCGCCGCCGTCGGAACCAGAACCGTCACCATCGCCGCCGCTGTTGCCGTCGCCATCGCCATTACCGTCGGGAGGGTTGCCGCCACCGCCACCGCCGCCGCCACCACCTCCACCGCCGCCACTGGAGCCGTTGTCGCCGCCACCGGGCTTGGTGCCGCCGTCGCTTCCACCGTCGCCGCCGGGCGGGTTGCTGCCACCATCGCCCCCGGTGCCGCCGTCACCACCCGGAGGCGGACCGTCGCCCGGACCCACGTCGCAGCCGAAGGCACAGGAGCCATTGGAGGTGAACCAGTTGCCGGTGAACGAGCCGATGACCTTGCAATAGGTCGCGCCGGCCTGGCCTTCAGCGGGACCGATACAACCGTCAATCGCACTGACCGCAATCTCACAGCCGAGGTAGTTGATGAAGCGGGAAATCGGCGCTTGATGGGATTTTTCGTAGAGCGAGCCGGCCAGAATCTTGCACTTGTTTTCCTTACACTCGCCGGTCTCTTTGTTGTATTCGGTGTCGGCTGGACAGCTATCGCCATAGCGTCCGGCAGGACCATACCCGGCAGCAGTCTTGCCGGTTTCGTTGTTCGTGAACTCGCACCAAAACGAGGTCTGGTCACGGGCTTTCATAGACCCGGTGAAGGTGAACTCCCCAGGGCGTCCCGTGGCTTTGGCCCACGCCGCGCAAGCTGCCGAGGGCGAAGAAAAGCGTTCAGGCAGTGACTGAATTTTCCAGTAGTAATCCTCAGCCCTCGCCACCGTGGCAAAGAGAAGCATCAGAATCAGGCTCGCAAACTTCATCGTAAGACCCCACACAAAAAAGCCCCCTGCCGGAAACTCCGGAGGGGGCTTCCGTTTCGGTCGCCACTACTGGTATTGCCCGACCTTGAGCCCTGAAATCAGGGAATAGGCCATGAACGCACCCAGCATGAGAGACCAGATCACGTCAGGCCTTGCGCATCGCGCCGATAACCAGGGCGAGGCCGACCAGCACCGCCACGGCGGCGATCACCAGCTTGGCCACGGACGAGCCGTCGGTGCCGGCTTGGGTCAGCACTTCCTTGGTGGTTTCGTCGATCAGCGAGTCGGCGAAGGAGACGTTGGCCACGGCCAGGCCGACGGTGGCGATGGAAGCGTTGCGGAACAGGGTTTTCATTTTTTCCATGATTGGAACCTCATTAATTGCGCGCTTTGCGCATGGCAGAAATGATCAAGCCAGCCCCCAAACCAACGGCGAACAGCCCGATGGTCCCGGCGAAGCCGAGGCGGAAGGCCGACGGGTCGAAACCACCCATCAGCAGAGTCAAATAGCCCTCTGCCTCAGGCGGCAGCAGGTAGGTCTGTATCCACTCAAGGTGCGTACAGCCGACCGTGCCGTCCGCGTTCTGGACCCAGGTCTTGCACACTTGAACCGATACAGAGCCTTCCAT